AAGATCTGTTATGGGTTATAGACTGTATTTCGGTTGTTACGCCCTAATGGATCAGGGACAGGCCGCGATTATCGACGGTAAAACAGCATAATTTGAATTAAGCCAGGCAGGCCAACCTATTGCAGGTGGCCTGCTCCCTTACGGGGGAAAACTCCTAAACAATGGTAACAAGTAAAGATTGCATCAGCAAATACGGTAAGCCCGATATCAATATGGAGCGAAAGCACATGGCTTTATGGAACGTTCCAAATGATATTAAACGCGCTATACCAGAAGTGCCTAATAGGATCTATTGTAATAAAGATCTGATTAAGCCATTAGAGCAGGCACTAAGAAATGTTATTGAGCGGGATCTTGCCTGCCATATAATGACCTGGGACGGGTGCTTTAATATTCGTCTAATTAGGGGCGGTAATAGCTGGTCACTCCACAGCTGGGCAATAGCAATTGATATCAATGCGGCCTGGAATGGTTTAGGAAAAGAGCCACAAATGCCAATGGAATTGGTAAAGTGTTTTACAGATGCCGGCTTTGATTGGGGCGGTACCTGGACACGAAAAGACGGGATGCACTTTCAATTAGCAAAAATCTAATGAGAACCTTTATAGCCATACTTGCTTTTATTCTGCTTACCTCCTGCGGTGGCCAAAAACGGCCAATTGTAAATACGGTAAGCACTATTGACAGCACCTACACTACAAAGGAAATTAGGAAAAGGGACACTATTATAAGCGTGCCTTTTTACAAAATTGGAGTTTCCGCACCGGTAAAGGATCTATCCCAAAAGCCGATAACAAAAAGTGACGGCCGCGCAAGTGTAAACCTTTGGAAGGTTAACGATACCATTTATGCCAATGCCGTTTGTGATTCCCTTGAGCTTGAAATTGAGTTACTGGAGGAAAGCATTACCACCTTGCGAGAGCGTAGGACGGATACTGTAAAAACCCTGCCACCGGTAGAGGTTAAATACATTCCCTGGTATATAGAAATTCTTGCCTGGGCGGGTGGCCTTCTTTTCATCTTCCTGGGATATAAACTGATCAAATTGATAATTAAGTTAAACCTGAAAATACCCTTTTTAAAATGAAAAATAGATATAGCAGAAAGCAGCTTGTCGGTAAGTCGATAGCGCTTTTCAAAGAAAGAACCGAGGCGGTACTTTTCGCGACCTCAGACGGACAGTTTTTTGTCTTTAAAGACCGCGCAAATATGCACGCCACTTCTCATAAGTCGCCTTTAACTGTTTACGAAATTGAGCGTAAAGATGTTGAGGAGGAAATTAATGAGCCTGCTCCAGAAACTTCTGGATCTACTGAAAGCCCTAAAACTGTAAAAGTAATTAAAGCCGAGGTGGCCACAATTACTGAGGTTGAGGCTTTGGAGAAAATGTTGGAAGCTGAGAAGGCTTTAGAAGATCCACGAAAAACAGCTATTGAAGCGATCGAGGATAGAATTGCAGAATTGAAAGAACCTAAAACCGAAGACTAATGAGTTTCGAAGGTGTATTATTTAATAAAGGCCAGGGCGGCCTAAACAGAACCAACGCCAGTACCGATGCGGTAATGGCCTTGGTTGTTTATACGCCTGAAGCCGCTAACCCCGCAATCAATAAGGCCATAAGAGCAATACAGCCGATTGATCTTGACGATGCCGGGTTTGACGAAAGCTACGACGCTAACAACGCAGTTTTGCTGCGCCACCACGCCGAGGAGTTTTTCGCTTACGCTCCTGAGGGAACCCTTTTTGTGGTTCCTACAGATAAGGCCACAGCTGCCGCCTTCTTTGGAAGTGATGAAGCAAAGGCCATTTTTAGAGAGCAAACCGATGTTAAGCGCATTGGATTTGCCTACAACGCAGAGGTGCCGGACTTGGATTTACAAGCTGAGGCAAATGCTGCTCAGGCATTTATTTCCGCACTTTCAGAAGACCAAATTTTATTAGATGGTATTTACCTGGAGGGACGCGGTATTGGAACTGGAGCAGCTAACCTAAGAGAATTAACTGCCGCGAATGTAAGCGTAGTTATTGCTCAGGATATGGCCATAGCCGTAAAAGATCCTTCTTATAGTAAGTATGCGGCCATTGGCTCTGTACTTGGAATGAGAGCGGCCAGAAAAGTTAATGAGAACCTTGGCTCTGTTGACGTAATTAATAAACCGCTGGGTAGCCGTGGAGATATAAGTTTTCCACTAACCAGAGAAACCGCAGAAAAGTGGTTAAAAGCTGCACTTAGTGACGGCACGCCCGTTTCCAGTTTAACCAGGGCAGAGCGCAAACAGCTTACCGATTATGGGTATATCTATGCCGGAGCCTTCCAGGGCTTTGGTGGGTATTACTTTAACGGAGAACCTACTTGCGTAGAACTTGCCTCAGACTATTCCTCTGGAGAAAACAACGGCGTATGGAATAAAGCAGCTCGCGGAATTAGAGCCGCCTTATTGCCAAAGGTACGCGGTTGGTTTAAGCGTAGTGTTGCCACTGGATCTTTAACGGCTACAATGACCAAGAACCTTGAGAACCTTGCCGGGAAGCCCCTGCAAACTATGATGGTTAATGAGGAAATTTCAGGTTATGAGATTGTTATTCCAGTTGGCCAGAACCCTAATGATCAAACCCCGCTTTCTGTAAAAGCTACAGTAACCCTGGGCGCGATTATTCACGAATTTGAAGTTGACCTATCACTTAATTAATTATGGCACAAGTAACAAGATTAATAAACAAGTTTGGTAAAATGGCAGGATGGAATTCTGCCACTTACCACTTATACGGCCGCGATGTGGAAGGTATATCCGAGTTAGGATATGACGATAGCATTGAAAAGGAGAAAGTGTACGGCGCCGGTAGAATGCCCATAGGCTTTGCCGAGGGTAATTATGACGCTAACTGCTCCCTGAAGCTTTATAAAGAGGAAGTGGTTGCCCTACAGGACAGCCTGCCTCCAGGTATGCGAATTCAAGATATACCGCCTACAGATGTAGTGGTAATGTATGAATACGAGAACCGAATTGTTACCGATATCATCCGCAATTTTCAAATTGTAGGACTTGGGAAATCGGTTAACCAAAATGATAAGACGGTAGACCAAACCGTAGAATGTATGTGCAGTCACATTGACTGGAACGTTTAAAATCCCCCCTTTAAAATGAATAAGGAAAACAACCCAATTGGATACGTAGAGCAGGCGCAAATTGATGCCTGGAAAGAAAAGTATAAGCTTAAATACATTCCTGAGATTACAACCGTAGACGAGGAAGACCAGGAGCACGTAACCTATGTTAAAAAGCCTAACCTGGAATTACTCCAGCTGCTTGCTAACAAAGCCAAAGTTAACCAGGAGATCAAAGGCCTTGAAATGGTTTTTCAAGCGGTTAGAATTGGCGGGTCTGAGGAGGTTCTTGTTGACGAGGATATGAAGTACGATGCAATGATAGCCACCGGTAAACTTTTCAGACGTAAGGAGGCCAAGCTAAAAAAGCGATAGCCGTTGGGGAAATCTCAACGGCACCAGGGGAAGATTTTCATTTAAAAGGTAACGCCCTCATAAGATCCTGGTTTGCCAAAGAGCCCAAAAGTTTATCCGTAGAGAAATGGGCAGAATTGTATAACGAGGCTATTTGGCTTCAAAGAAACCAGGCTAAAAACCTTGCTGAAGTATTGGCAGCGGTTTTTGGGGGAAACGATAAGAATTAATGGCAAAGCACGAAACATCGTGGATACTCGAATTAGTTGATCACATTACAAAGCCCCTTCGGGATGTCACCAAGGCAACCGAAGGGACGCGTAATGTCGTTAACAGCGTTTCGGGTGCATTGGACGGAATGTCTGACGAAATGCGTGAAGTTGCTGAACGTTCATTGAAATCTCATAGCGAATTAACCAAGCTTTACCAAAAAGAGCAAGACGAGATCCAGAAGCTAACAAAGTGGATGGATGACCTCGGGGATTCCGTGGATCCACTTACAAAGGCGCAAATTGATTTTGACGTTAAGGATGCACAAACTAAGGCCAGAAGGTATAAGGAGCAGCTTACCGAAATCGAGCAGGAACTGGAGGAAATTGAAAATAGCCCAGATCCTGCAAAACTGGAGGCCAATTGGGGCGCCGCTGTTGTAGTGGCCAACCAAACCGCTGAATTAGTAGACAAGGCTCTTAATACATTTGATTTTGCCGTAGGAATAGAGGAAACCCGGACAGCTATTGCCCGAATGACCGGAGAGAGCGGCGACGCCCTTGACGGTTTAACCAAAAGAGCGCACCAGCTTGGTAGGATCTACAAAGAAGATCCTGCGGAAATTGCAAAAGCGGCAAACGCAATGACCAAGCAAATTGGCGGATCTTATGAGGAAAACTTTGCCCTTATCGAAGCTGGGTACCAAAAAGGCGCAAATATAAATGGCGACTTTCTTGACCAGTTAAAAGAGTACCCTGTTTTTATAAAACAATTAGGTATAACTCAAGCGGAGGCAATTGCACTGACGGCTCAAGCGGGGAAAGAGGGCATTTTTTCTGATAAGTCTATGGATGCCTTGAAAGAGGCTAATATGTCTCTTAGAGAAATGCAAAAACCTCAAGTTGAAGCGCTAAAAGCTATTGGAATTGAGGTGGAAGACCTTGCGGGTAAAACAAGCTTTGAAGCTGTTAAGATGATATCTTCTTCAATGGAGGGAGCTACAGATCAGGCTAAGCAAATGGTTTTAACCGATATTTTTAAGGGTGCCGGTGAAGACGCCGGGCTTGGATGGATAGAAGGCCTTGCCAGCGTGGATATGAATATTAACAATATTGAAAGTATTGAGGAGGCAGGAGGTAGTTTGCGAGGATGGTTGGCAGGTCTGGAGGCTTCATTTTCTGATACTTTTGGAACCATTGTTACCAATGCCAGTGAATTAAGTGGGGTGGCAATGTTTATCTCTTCTATGATTCCCATTGTTTCCACACTTACAAAAGTTACCTGGTTGCAAACGGCGGCAAGTAAAGCGGCCACCGCTGGCCAATGGTTATGGAATGCCGCAATGACCGCAAACCCAATCGGGCTTGTAATTGCCGGGGTTGCTGCCCTGGTTGGTGGTATTGTTTGGGCTTATACTGAATTTGAAGGTTTCCGCAAGGTTTTAATGGGTACCTGGGAAGTGGTTAAGCTTTTCGGTAATACTATTAAGACTTACATAATTGACCGAATAAAAGGAATGCTCAGCGGAATTACCGGGCTGGCAAATGCCGTGGGCTTATTCTTTGACGGCAAGTGGGGCGCCGCTAAAGATGCCGGTCAAAAAGCCGTTGCCGATATGGTTGGCCTTGGAGCTGGCAGTAAAGCCTACGGAAAACTTAAGGACGGTATTGCCGGAGCTTATGAGGAGGGCGCAGAAAAGGGCGCAGAATCCTTTGCTAAAGACCAAGAAAAGAAGAATAAGAAAAAAAGCGTATTAGATCCCGGCAATTTTGATCTTCTGGATTTTAATAATGACGAGGAAGACGAGAAAACGGGAGGTTCGGTTACTGGAGGCACCACTTCCAGTTCCGGTCGGCCAATTAATATGACCTTAAATGTAAACAACAATTTCAATGTTGCAGACGGTAAGGATCTATGGGCAAGACGGGACGAGCTTCTGGATTATATAGTAGGAAGGATTAACGACGGGATGCGAGACGCCCTAATAACAACCGGAGCGTAATGGACTATACTATACCAAACCTTTTTTTAAGCGCTTTTGGGCTTAAGATTGAGAAAATGTACGCCCCGCAAACCGGGAGCAACTTGCCCCAGGAACCGGGCGACCTGTATTCAGGAATAGAAGTAATTACAAGTTTACAGGAAGCGGTAAAAATTAGCCACCTGGGCACGCCTATTTTGTTTCCTATAACCTTTTTGGCCGGAACTTATAAAGCCTATGATAAGGTAACCGGTGCAATTGAGGACGTAGTAATGGAGGAGTTTCAGCTGCCAACTGCCTGCGTTGCTTCCTTCAGGAGGCGCAAGATTATGAATACCACCAGAATGAGCGGCGGGTATGGAACCGTAAAGGAGATTTACGGATTTGATGATTACCAGATAAATATTAACGGCTTCTTTATTCCTGATCCGGGACAGCCTCAAGGCAAAATTTCAGTACTGGAGCAGGAGAATGAATTGAATAAATGGGATGGCCTGGCCTCCTCGATTAAAGTAAGTTCTGAGCTTTTTAACCTTCGGGAAATTCCTGCAATTGTAATGGAGGAATTTAATGTTGTACCGGAACGCGGTAAACCAAATGTTAGGCCTTTTAGCATTAGAGCGATTAGCGACGAGCCTACAGAAATATTTGAAATACTATGACCCTGGCAATGATAGCAAAATTGGTTTTTCCTGGTACTGAAAGCAGACCGGAAACCCTGGTGCTTAGAAAAATTACCAGCGTAATAATTGAAAGCTCCTGGGAAATGTTGACCGATACGGCCACCATTAGAATGCCCAGGAACGTGAAGTACTTTGACAAAAGAAACGTGCGCAGCGTTTTCCGAAATGGCGACCCGGTGGAGATCTGGTTGGGATATAATGACGAGAGCAATTTAAAGCTGGAGTTTTCAGGCTTTATAACGTCGGTTTCGGCCGATATCCCAATTGAGATTAAGTGCGAGGATAAAATGTATTTGCTCAAGCGCCATAGCGTAAATGTGGCAATGAAAACAAATAAGGTGGCTGACCTTATTAAGCAAATTACTCCCGCGGGTATTCCTACAGATGTAGCGGATTTAGAAGTAGGAAAAGAGCGCTTTCCAAATACCACAGCCGCACAGGTTTTGGAATGGCTCCAGGAGAGCAATATTTATTCCTACTTCAAAGGCGATACGCTGGTAGTTGGGAAAATTTACAGTGATGACCAGGAGCCGCCGGCCGTTTTTGACTTCCACCGGAACGTGGTAGACAATAACCTCCAGTACCGCCTTAAAGAGGATATTCTTTTATGGATTGTAGCGGTTTCCACTTTGCCGAAAGGCAAAAAGCTAAAGGTGGAATTTGGAGACCAGGGCGGCACCAGGAGAAACTTAAGCTATTACAATATAACAGTTGAGGCCGAACTGGAGAAACTTGCCAGGCAAGACTATGAGCGCAGCAAAGTTGACGGCTATGAGGGGGAAATGGAAATATTTGGAACGCCAAGTATGCGCCACGGAATGAAAGCCGAAATAAACAGCCAGCTATACCCTGACAGAAATGGGGTGTACTGGATTAAGAAAGTAGTAAAAGAATTTACCGAGCAGGCGATTTACCACCAACGGTTAACGCTTGACCAACGCACAGGAAATGAGTAATAAGATCGCAGAGTTTAAAAAGCTAATGACCGAAAAGGCCAAAAGCCAGGTGCCTATCCAAACGGAATGGGTAACTGTAAAATCAGTGAATTGGGACGATAAAACAATGGTTGGTACCGGAGAGCTTAACGAGCTGGATTATGAGGATGTTCTTTTAGGTCTTGGGGCAGTTTACAAAAAGCCAAAGGTGGGCTCCCTGGCGCTGGTAGGAAAAATAAATAATAGTGCCGGCTGCTTTTTAATTGACTGCGAAGGTTATGAGGAAATAGAGCTTAATTCTGATATAACCAACCTTCAGGTAAAAAAGAAGGGTATCAGGCTAAAAAGGAACGGCGAAGATCTATTAAGTGTTATGAATGATTTTGAGGCTGAAGTATTAAAAACATTTACCCAAAACGGGATGGCCTTTGACCCGGCAAAATTCACACTAATTAAACAGCGATTAAACGCTGTTTTAACGAGCGAATAATGAGAGATTTTCTTTTAGACGAGAATAACGATTTAAAGGTTGCAGGCGGCGATTTTGCCACCGGAGAAACCGATATGCAGGAGGTTGGGCTAATTCTTTCTACCAACCAGGGCGAATGGAAAGAAAACGCGGTTTTGGGGGCTAACCTGGTAACTAAGGTAAGAAGTAACCCGGAAGCTGTGAGGCTGGAAAGGAATTTAAGAATACAGCTGCGATTAGACGGCAAAGATTACGAGCAGGTTAAGAATAAAATAAAGATGAATTACCAATGAAACTATTAACATTTATTCTCCAGGGTTTCGGCTTTAGGAGTAACACCGACTTTCTGGAAAGCACCTTTACGGTTGCCGTAAATCCTGCCTTCAAAAAAACGGTACTAACCTCCAGCGCAATTTTGGCCGCCTTAATTACCTGGATTGAAAATACAACCGGTCTCGATATTATGGTGCTAACCGTATTTGTTTACCTAATCATTGCAGAATTTCAAACCGGGTTAAAAGTAGCGATGCTGCGAAAAGGCGAAAAGTTTAAGAGCAGGAAGTTTGGGAGAATGATTGTAAAAATCGGGGTTTATGTAATGATAATTATAGGCCTTCACATTTTTGCTGAGCGCTTTACAATCCCCAACCTTTTAGGCTTTGAAGTAAGCCCGTTTATATGGCTTTTCTATACCGTTTTTATAATGATTGTATTCCAGTTGCTAATAAGTTACCTGGAGAATTTAAGCGCCTTAGGCTACCGCGAAATGGGCGGCCTTGTGGT